ATGGCTGGTTTTTATCGAACCAATTTGGGAAGAGTCGCGCTTCAACAACGTAATATTGCTTTAAATGCCAAACAAAGACGTTTACTTCTATTAATTGATCATGAAGATTTTCAAAGTCTCAATACCGAGTTTAAAAAACGCATTGCTCCACCAGAACTCATTCAACAACTTATTGACTTAAAGCTTATTGCCCCTATTAGCGAAAACGATTCAGAATTTACTGAACAAATAGCTCTCTCAGTATCACCTACCACGAGTTTAGAAGTAAAAGCGCAACAAAAAAGCACCATAGATGAAAATGAAAGTGCCGATCTGACTAGAGAAATTAAAGTTTCTCTAGAACCATCATGCCATTCCTCAAATATTGAAAATACTCAGCCACCAATTCCTGTTCAACAACTTAGTTTTGAAGAAATACAACTATTAATGAAACAAAGCTTAAGCCAATACTGTGGGCTTATGGCCAAACCACTTATTCAAAAAATAGAACAAATTAAAAATCTTCAAGAACTAAAAATTTGCCAAATGCAATGGATTACCAGTTTGCAAGAGTCAAGGATTCCCCCTCATGAGCTGGCACATACGCTTCACTCTATTAATTATTCAATTCAGCTCATTCAGCAAAAGAACTAAAACATAACAAGCTGCTGTTTAATTAAGCATTAAATTCACTTGGTACGTATTTCGTGCTTTACCTGCAAGTGTTTTTTTCCTATGATGTGCCCCACACATGCGCTCGTAGCTCAGTTGGATAGAGTACAGGTTTCCGAAGCCTGGGGTCGTGGGTTCGATCCCCGCCGAGCGCACCAATCTATTTTATAAAATCAATAACTTATATATATTTTGGCGTATATTTGGCGTAATGCGCTATTTATCCACAGGTTTAGAGGTAATTTTGCTTCTTATCAAAGGTCCATCTTTTGCCGTTGTAAGTCACGGTGCCATCTAAATTAATCGGCAACTCATTTAATGAGTAGTCATAGATTTTAAGAACATTCCCATTCTTATCTAAATCAGCGGGTAGATTGCAAGTATTTTCCATTCTGCCCGCTTCCGAAACCATGATCATGACTTGCGACATCACAAAGCCCTTACACAAATCGAGACATTAACGTTACTATTAATTGTGTGAGCTGTGCAACCTGAGAAGATTAAACACAGCAATGTGATGATCGATGCAATTTTAGTACGCTGACACATATAAGTTACTTCTTTAAAAAGAGTGCTCGTTCTGCTTCTCGGCGACGAACTAGGCCCTTCATAACCTTACCACCTGCTTTGTTCCACACAAGGAATTGATCAGCAGCGCCTTGATAGTCACCTTTATTCAGTTTTTTTAATAAGGTTGAATTATTAAATGCACCTGAGCCAATGTTGTAAGTCAGCGATACCAAAGCATCAAATTGGTTTTGAGTTAAAGGCACTGTCACAGATTCATTTACAGTCTTTTCAAATTTGGCCAAGTCGTGTTTAAAGTAAACTTTTGCTTGTTCAGGTGTGCAAGTGTCACCTTGCTTAACCTTTACACCATTAGGATAAACTGTTGTGCCAGTACCAATGGTCCAAACCCCTACACCATCATCGTAAGCATTGAATCGCGTGCCTTCAAAACTAGTTATTAAATCTATACCAACATCACTTGTAGTTTTTACACCAGGTACAAGTTTATCGACCACCTTATTTAGTTCGTCTACTTGTGCTTGTGTAAGCTTGCCGCCTGCGATAACTCGAGCAGCATCAAAGAATGGTTTAGTTGTCATTGGATTCACCTTTCTTTTTCTCTAATTCAGAACTACCAAAATAAAAGCCGCATGCTGTTGTCATAGCCCCCGCAATGAAACCCAATGCCGTATTGATCAGATTGCTGTTTTCTCGCGGCATATCCACAAAAAATAAAGCAATCACCAATACAAACATTAATCCCACTAATGCGAAAGCTAGATAAGCTCTTGTATTTTCACTGTTCATCTTTTTGCTTCCTCCAACCGTGATACTTTCTCTTTAATTAAAGACTGGTCTTGGCTTAATTGAATAATTGAAGATCCAACCCACGCACATAAAGAAAATACGATGCCTGCAAATATTCCCAGCAATACACGCAGCACAGAAATTCCACCATCTTGTGCTGCTGTGCGGTTTTCTAAATTGGCGACTTTGATATCCAATGTATCGATATCCTTTTTGTTCTGTTCGCTAGTCTCTTTGTGCGCTTCATTAATGAAAGTCAGTCGAGTAACATGATCTGACAACATGCGAATATCATTCTGAATGGAGTCGATTTTCTTTTCAAATCTCAACCCGTATGATTCATTTTCAGTCATGCCTTCCCCCTAATTTCGGCAATAAAAAAGCCCCTGTTAAGGGGCTTGTGTTTCGAGTTGTTATCTCATGTACTGAATATCAGATATGATCCAAGTGTTGCCACTGGCAAAACGTGCATCCGTCCGACGTTCAAAAATAAAGTACTTATCTAATGCAAAAGCAAAAGAGTTCACTTTACCTGTCGGCATGTTGCTTGTTTCAGGCTCGGTATAGATTTCAACAATATTCACACCGTCATAAGTTAAAAAGACTTTGTCGTTCAAACTTACTGTAGATTCACCTGCTTTACCGAAGTAGATAGCAGCAGGTAAATAGTGCTGATGTTGGTATCCACCGCAACCATAGTGACTAAGCGCAGTTGAGATCGGCACAGCAACATCACGGAATGCTTTAACATCCTTTGTGCGCGCCATTCTGTACAACCCAGTAGGGTTCGCATCTGAGCCGAACAAGATGCAATCTTGCATTGGGAATACTGAAACGTGCTGCTCGTTTGTCCAATCTTGGCCGCGACAATCATAACTGATCATATTTTGTTGAGCAGTGCCAGGGTTTTCGATAAACCAAACATTTGATGTGACCGAAGTATTTGGGTTATTAAAGGCACCATCGCCCATGATTACCCATACACCATTCCAGTACGGATCCCATTTCACAGAGTGAATGTGCATAGAGCCGCGGTTAGCGTTGTCAATAAATGGTGAGGTTTGGATGTCTAAAATGACTTGGTAATTCTTGCCATGATTGGTTGAGAAGTTAATTCTACCTGTACCACGACCTTCTCCTGCTACTTTATAGCCTGATGTCAGAACAATATTGTCTGAGCAATCAGTGCCCCACGCGTTATAATGCGCACCTAAAACATCCTGATAACCATCTGCTTGTGACCAAGTTACACCTCCATCTAACGAATAGAAGGCAGCAGCTTTATCGACAATAACCAATGTCCCATCGCCAGTGATTCGCATAAATCCGGGTGACACATTAGCATTGACTACCGTTAATCCAGAACTATTAAACACACCCCGCTTCTCTGTACCAACAACCGTAGAAGAAACACAACGCGCATTAAAATCATCAACTGTAGTTTTATATAAAGCTGTCCCTTTGCGAAGATAAACATTGTTATTTCGGTCTAAGCAAGCAATTAAGAAACTATCAGTATCGATGTAACGTAGGTTGTACAAACTTTTTGGAAGCAACGACTGCCCATTCACAAGCTCATAATCTGATGTAGATTGCTGAATAGTTTTAAGTGGTCTAAACATTTGGCGCCCAACACTAAAGATCGTTTGTGGCTGTGTATTTAGTGCATCTTTCAAGCGCAAGAAATCACTTAGTCCTGTAGGTTGCTCTGCATTAACATAGTCAATAAAAGCAACATACGGGTTATGGATTTCGATGGTCTTAATGAACCGTTTCAGCTTCATTGGAACTGTAGCAGTAGCATTGATGTACGTATACATTTCAATGTAGCTAACATCAAAGCCATTGTATTTAGCGGGTATCCAAACCTGATTAAGCGCATAAGTATTGTTGCGGTTGAAAAGTAAAGTTCGTTCTTCAGCACCAATTTCAGTTGTAGAACCGGCACGGAAATAACGGATCCAAAGCTTGGTCGGATTGACTGCCATATCAGTCATATTAAGACCTATTTCAAAGGTTAATAATACGTTTTTGGTATTATTGGTTGGCATGTTAACAATCCAATGAGCTCCCTGTCCGTTACCTGTTGCCGCTGTATTAGGGATTGTTAATACAAGATCATTACCTTCTTTTGTAATTGGATAGTCAACCGATAAGCCATGCTTTGTGAAACCCGTCAGCTCTGGGTATTCCCAATCACTTATAATGGTTCCCGTCTTGTCTTCTGCAAAGTAATCCGAAAAAACTTTATCAGTAGAATAAGGCACTTCAGTGATCAGCATCTTACCCAGATCAACTGTAGCATCACCTGTCACATTTACTGCAATAGATAATCGGTAAGTGTCTGCTGTAGTAGTCAATGGGACGTTCAACACTCCACCACCACTAGTGAAGTTACGTGTAACTCCGCCAATTGGTGAAATATCTGCTTTTACATGAGAGACAACACATTGAGCGGTTCCTGTACCCAAAGTTGCTACTGCATCAGGAAAGCTAATGTAATAAGCAGTATTTGGCTTGATATTCCCGTTCGGTACATATTCAAAGTGAGTGCGACTTGAAGTTACAAGCCTTCTACCACTCGAATTTTTTGGCATAAATTCAGAATTTGGGGCCGAGGAATAGTTCTGAATTGGCTTAGAGTTTACAACTGATTGAATGATATCTGTTTTAATTGTCGCAATATCAAGCTTGTCACCAATCTTAACTTTTCCATTCACTGCGACAGGATCGTAACAGATATCAAACGAACGCAATGTGATTGAATCTGTAGTGCTGTAGTTGTTAATGGTCAGCTGCACGCTTGATACTAAAGAGTCGAACTGGACTTGCCCTAAAAACTCTCCCCCGCTAATAGCTGTAGGAAAATACGGCACATCATGAAATGTTGTCGGGGTTGCAGCTCTATAACCTCGGAAAAACAACCGGCAATCACCAGTCGCAACCTGATTCAGGTAGCCACAGTAATGGATTAGGCTCGCGTTCTCCACTGTAAATGTAATTGGATACGAAGTATTTGGTGGGATAGTAATATCCCCATTCTCGTTTACAGTCACACCAGTTACTGCAGGGTAGGATTTCCAAGTTGGCAAAAGGCTCTTGCGGGTAGCAGTACGTGCAATAATTCGGTCTAGTGGATCACGAACACGAACAAATGGAACAGTCGGGACTGATTCGCCAACATAGTAGTCGTCACCAGAAAGGTCAGCACCACTAATTACCTGTGGAGTAATAGTCACACGGTTAAATACAGCTCTGTTTGCTTCAGATAAAGCAACCTCAGCCAACTTAAACCAACCCACTGTGCCATTTGGAATATTCGTATATTGGCTTAAGAAATTAGTTCCATCATTCTTGATTGCTTGGACTAAGAATCGCATTGTCCCAGAATTAAGCGCAGCAGATGTTACTCTAACCCACACTTGAATTTTAGAACGCAACTCGCCATTAAATGGAATATTGACTCCACCAGTTAAATTGGCATTCTTATATCTAAAGCCAGTAGACCCATAATCTACTTTAGTTGTGGTCTTATCAAAAGTAGATGCTAGAAGAGAAAAGTTGTGAGCGTTATTCCCGCGATAAAGGTTAATGCTTGTGATGTTATCAGCATAAGCCTTAGAGTCATTTAAGAAGTTTCGACCAGTTGGCTCCCAAAGTGGTGTTGGTGTAGCTGCTGGATTCCACCTGTATTCGTCGCCTGTTGCATCAACTCGAGCAAGTTGATAATTATATGAAGGCATAATGGCGTTTAGAACAGCAAGTGTTGGCGCTGAAATATATCCGCCAGTATTTTCTATTTTTTCTATTGCCTTTGGTAAAGTTGGGTAAGCTTCACCATAGCGGGGGGTAACTATTCCTGTTTCATTACCATTGACACACTCCCCTAAGTCTTTTGCATCAACCTTTGCATCTACGAGCTCTTCGCGAGTAATGATTTCTTCAGCCATTACTTTTCTCCAGGCATAAAAAAAGCCCCGATAAAGGGGCTTGGATTTCTGTTAATTAATTAAATAAAGTCATGGTCACGCTCATAGAACCGTGCATCGTAGTTCGAAGCCTTAAGCGTATTGGTCATTTGAGTTTGAGGTGTAAGTTCTTCAAGCATGAATGCCTGTGCTTCTGTTTGATCAGCGCGAACCAATGTGCAAAGTGTTTTCACATATCGATCGTCGCTTACTACGAGAGGCTGTACTGGTGGTCGGCTAAGCACTACATGATATTTATCAGCACCTGCTGTGCACGGCACCATATCGACAGTGGCATTCGCTATTTGCAGATGAACGTAGTAATCATGCCCAACTTCAAACTTGCACGGCTGAGAAGTCATAACTGTTAGACCATCTACACCAGTAACTTCCCCGTCTTGTGTATCAACAACTGTGTTATTAGCAATCAATATTCGATCATTACGGATCAGCAATTCAGACTCATCTAGCACTTCCACTTCACAAGAAACATACTTGTAGCGGAGCTTGTTCCACTCTCGCCAAGCACGAGTTTTAGCTTGAGCTTCATTACGGATACCAGTTGTAGTGATCTTCAATGGATTCTTAGGTGTGACATCCTCAGGGATGGTGTATTTGATACGGGCATCATCTACATCAGAAGTGTATTCAAGTTCTACCCCGTCATAATCCTTTTGCACACCAAATGTATAAGAGCGCTTTTCCGTTAAAGGCACTTTGTTTCGGTGGTTGAAAAGTAAGACTGAGTTTTCTTGCGGCTGCTCAAACTTGATTCGTGTAACACTACCGAACCGGTACGGCTCACAAAAAGCAGCACTTGCTACCATGCCTGCGATTTCTTCAAAACTTAGGTTGTCATCATCAATGGTGTAATTGAACTCAGACATAAGGTCTGAACCGAAATAAGCATTAACTTTGGCAATCTCTGCATTGATTTGTGCAATGTCTACTTCTTCACTTGTTCGACGACCAATGTGCTCATCTAAAGCCAAATTAATGAGTGCCTGACCTGCTGAACGTGTGACCTGTAAAGGCCCTGTGCCATTAAGCGGTAGTTTGCGATTCACTAAACAGTTCAGCTTGCGTTCTTTGATGCTTAGGGCGCCATCGGTAGCAACTGTTCGAGAACGCAATACAGTCACATTGTTGTAAATGTCTTTATCTGAGATAGAAAACCCAAACACATCTTTAATTTTGACATCTGCACGTGCATTTGAATCATCATTTGTCAAACGTGCAACACGGAATCGGAATGAGCCAGTAAACGGAAAATCAACGGTGACCGACTTACCAAACTGCGTGAGCTTCCTATCAAAAATATAGAACTCATTTGAATAAATCGCTCCGAACGGTACGTTATTATTGTCGATCTGCTGATATTCAATTTTGATGCGGCTTGGGTGAGCATCTTGCCGACCAGAACGTGACTGCCAATACAAACCTTGCGGATACACAAGATTGTAAAACAGGCCAGTGGCATCATTTTTGGCAATATTAAACCACCCCACCCACTTGTCAGTTGAACCATCTAAACGCACTAAAACGTCTTGGCCAGTGGTGTTTTGGTTTGGCAGCGTTGATAGCTTGTCCCATTCATTATTTACAGATGATGGTGGTGCAAGCGTGATCGTATCTGCTGTAATTGTCGCAATCGTATAAGAACCATCAAGATTAATACCTTGAGTGTTTTTATTTAAAAGTGCTCCAGATGTAAGCGTATAGTCATCATTCACATACTGCCAATTTGAGTTCACTGTGTTTGGGTTTGACAAAACAATCTCATAATGAAAACCACCTGAAATGGCAGTTTTAGTAATGCCTGAAATGACATACTGACCAGACAAGTCTCGCTTGGTCACAGTTGTTTCTGGCGGATCACCCGATGTTGTAGAGATATCAACAAGCGCCCCTGTTAGTAACAAACCTTTGAATGTGTTCTCATTGGCAATATTGGTTGTAGATTCAATGATGACTGAACCCGAACTTGTCACCATGATTTCGCCTGATAGCATCACATCAAGCACACCATATCTAGCATTATAAATGGCAACAATATCGTTAGCAGTAAACAATGTAGTGAAATCAATTGTTGAACCAGATGTCTTAATTAGATTTGGGTATTGAAAGTAAATCAGGCTTGACTCAATTTTTTGATCATTTGGGTATTGCAGAGTTTGGCCATTGATTGCGCTTGATTTGATTACAGATAATGGTGGCTCGGTGAAAGCCTCTCCAACTTGATATGTTGGAATTCCATTCACAATGGATACACCTGGATCATAAATTGAGACGCTGACCCCATCAATTCCTGAAACTTCAGTAGTGCCGTCACGACAGTCTTCTATCTGATAGTAGCCACGTCCGATAGCCATCAAGCAGTATTCAATTTCCTTTCCTGTTGCATCGTCAAAATAAGTATATGGCTGAGCAATTAAATCCGGATAAGAACGGACTCGACCGAAGATATCAGGAATACGTCCATTTAATCGAGCTTGATTAGAGCGTTGTGCTAGTTCATTATTTGAAGACCCTGCCACTGGTGCCTGAGGCTTTGGCATGGTTAAAACAGTGTAAATACTGTATGCCGCCATAATGGCTACGATTGCATAATAGACAAACTGCAACCAAGCAGGCTCAATCACTACATAGAATGTGCCTTCCAAAGTTTGAATATGCTCAATCTGGGCATTAATTCTTTTTGGATGGTTGGGAGTGACATCACAACTTTCTGCAATCTGGTTGTGATAAATCTTTGCGTTTTCAGGCCATACATCAAACTGCTGATAGATATATGCTAAAACATCCTCCACATCAGCTTCTGACCATGTAGATCGATCATAAACATCAGGAACGATGATGACTTTTTTCAAACTCATTTATAAAACCTCGTTTCCCGAAAATTCATGGAAATAATTTCAAGTGGAACGTACTGCACACCACGACCAGTTAAGTGCAAAACCTTGTCGCAATAAAAAAGCCCGACATGTGCCGAGCTTCTTTTGCCATTCGTAAAAAAGACAATGCAGGGGGAAATGGGTTCCTTGAGCTTCTTAAAACTACCCTTTCCATTTAAAAATCTTTCTAAGCGCTTCTTAAGATCACGCCCTGTGACATCCTTCCATGCATCACAAAGAAAATCGTTGCAGGTGTAGTCTTTCGTCCAAATGCGATTATGGAGATGGTCTAGGTTCATATCATGCCCCGCAACAGTGGGAATCGCTCTAATGAGTAAATCTCACCAGTCTTTACGCTATTAAGTTCAGGTGCTTGTGCATCAAAGGTGCAGTTGCCAGAGCCATCTTTAGATAGAGTGGCAACCTCTAATGTTTGTAAAGACACCATTGGGGCAGTTAGATCATCATCGCGATATAACCGCCATTTGACTGATGGTCTAACTTTCCAGTTGATGCCTAACCGAGCAGATACGACCGATTTAATTAGTTGATCGTCTACATCAGCAATGGTTAGGCTAAGCTTTTGATCAAGGTCATTCGTGACTGTAGATCGCTGAATTGACATAGGTTGATATTCATATGGAATATCTGGCCCTGTTGCCTCATGCTTTACAGTCACACCTTCTGTATCGTTTTTTACGAACCGGAAAGGCTCAGTAAAGTCTGGATGCGAAATCTCAACGCATTCCAATGGAACCACCCCACTGCTTGAGTTTAAAAAGAAGGATGTATAGTCAGGCATCTAAATACCCTCCATCGCTCTTGGCAGATCGTCGTTTACCAGTTTTTCGAGTGGGTTGAATAACGATGCTAAGTCTTGCCCATCATTACCAGTTTCAACAATAATCTTGTTTAGCTCCGAATCTACAATAGGCTTAACTCGTAATTGAGCTGTCACAGTGTAAACTGGGCCTTGTATGCTCGTTAGTTGGAAGCTATCTGGAACAAATAAGCATTCGTATGGCTTAAACTCAGGTCCGTTTACCCGAAGTGAAGCATTAAACATCTCTCCTGGTGTTTCACACCAAACGTTATAGAACGCATCAAGATATTGAAATCCAGCTTCAAGTACCTTCCATTGAACACTAACAGTGTGAAAACTATTTTTACTCAGCCTTCTATTACGTGGTGCTCCACCGTCTAACTCCTGAGAAACTACCCCACTTTGGAATGCGACAGAATAGCCTTCTTGTGTTGAGCAGTATTTTAATGTGTTCATATTAGCCCCATAAAAAAACCGACCTCTAAGTGGGTCGGTTTTAAGCTTTAATTGCTGCGATAATTTCAGGTAGTTTCCAAAGTACTATTGGCACCGAGAATAGGATCATAAAGGCAATAATGGTCTGCCATAACCCATGTTTTTCAATACACACTTTCATTAACTCCACTATTGGTTTAAAATGCTCCATATAGATTTGTTTTCTCCTTAATCTTGCTCTGGTTAAGTTGATTTAAAAAAACCTCAGTGCGTCAACACTGGGGTTTTTGCTTATCTAGGATTCTAAATCCTCCAAATTTTTAGTTCATCCTGCGCTTTTTCCGCATTCAGAAATAGAAAAAGCCGCCCGTAGGCAGCTCTTCGTTTGTTCTCTTTTATACGTGATACGTCAAACGGTTTTACTTACATACCGCTTACGGTTCTTCTCTTATGCCTGTACTTTTAATTAAGGGTTTTGCTCATCAGCAGGCTTGCCCTGACAAAATTCAACAAGGCTTAAAGTTGAAATATCAGAAACACGGATCTGAATACTTAATGGTCTGCCCGCAGCTGGGAACAATTTTGAGTTTTGAATATATTTTGCATCTTTAAGATACAAAAAATGTTCTTTAAGTGAGTCTGGAAATTTAATTTCCTCACCATCATCTAACTTTTTAATTATCTCTTCTCTTGGCTCTTTGATATGGGAATAAAAGAATTCCTTCCAAAGTGAATTTTCTTCGAGTTCGAAAAATTCTTCTTCACTGATTGCAGTACCAGTAATTACGCTGCCACCAACCCCGACTGTCACATAGAAATCTGGATAATCATCTTCTCTATGTGCATTTTCAGAAATTGCTTTTATCAATAAATTAGTATCATTTCTACTCATTCTTCTTTTCCATAAAGTTTAATTAAGAAGATTAGAATCTATCAAAGAATAAATTTAATAGCCACCGAAGTGGCTACCAATTATTGCCGTCTAGGTGTTGCATTGTAGTTTTGCTTGAATGCCTTGCTGATTCTACTATTAGGGTTTTGAATTCCCTGTAAGAAAACCTGTTCTGCAACTTCTCCAGCAATCTGCCTAATGCGAACATCTAAAGAACCATCGTCATTTCTAGTCACGTCAGCAGTCTGCCCCGGCAAGTTATAGATATTAACAATAGGTTGATTAGAAGTAGCTTTCTCAAGACTTTGCCCTGAGTTAATGGCATTCAGTGTATCAACACCAACACGCTTAGTAGCCGCGGCATTAAGTACATATTCCTGACCATGAACGACACCGGCAACATCACTTCGGCCCATGTTGCCTGTATAGCCGCCTGATGAAAAGCCTGCGATTGTTTGTGCTGCGATCATTGCTGCTTGAGCATATCCAAAGCCCAAGATTGCAGACGCTGCTGGTATTTTTCCAACGAATGGAAGTGTAATATCTGCTGTAGTTTCTGCTGCTGCTAAATGAGCAGAAACAATTGTTGAGGCAATGGCAAATGCTTGCTGCATAGCAAACATAGCTTTGTATCTCTTAGACTGTTCTCCACTTGCATCCTTTACTGATTGAGTTAAATTAGACCACACAGATTGTCCTTGATTTAAAAGACTGGACCAGATTTGCAACTGAGATTCATATTGACCCTTCTGCAAATCTTGATATTTCTGTGCATATTCCTCTTGTATCTTATGCTTGGTCTCCTCATGGAGCCTAACAGCATCCTCAATACGCTTGTTGTATTCAAGAGTTAGAATTGAGGTTTTACAGTCATTAGCGGAAATCGGCTACAAATTTGAGTGGCCTACTAATTTAGAAAACCTTAAGACTGTTTTGGTAACAGGCGATGAAGTCACCTTCTCTACTACAGAAATCAATCCAGATCCTGAGCTATATGAAGACATCACTTTAGTTGGCCTAATTAAAATTAAAGTGCGTGTCTGGTCTTATACTTCTTTTCCGGGTCAGCCGACTTAAGGGGGCTATATGACAGCGATTGCGAATATTGGTAGTAACTTTATTGTGGCTTTACCGCCTTCGGAAATTTGGCTTAATGATTTACAAGCAGCGGAATTTTTAGGCTATAAAGATGTTCACTTCAAGGCAGCAGTTTGCTGCCAACCAAACTTTCCTAAGCCGCGCTTTGTTGTTAAGTGCGGTCAAGGGAGACGCTGGAACTTGGCAGAAATATCAAACTGGCTAAGAGAACAGTCTGATGATGAACCTAAAAGAGGACGACCACGTAAACGAGGCTAATCTAGCCTCGTTGCAATTTCGCTTGCAGTAGCATTGTAGTAAATCATCAAGCTTCTTAAATCTTTATGCCCAATCATCCGGGCTAAATCCAAAACTTCTAATTTTCTAGCAAGGCGTGTACAAGCTTCATGACGTGTATCATGAAAGTGCAAATCAGTAATTTGACACCTATCTCTTAATTTACGCCAAAGCGTATCAAAGCTTTGAGAATTACAGGTGAATACCTGTTTTCTATCTAGCCCTTTTAATAAAGTTAGTAACTCAACTGCGCGTTTAGATAAAGGCACATTTCGCTTGGTACCATTCTTTGTTTCAGTCAAAACAAGATATCTATCTTTTAAATAGACACGATCCCAAGTCAACCCAACAATCTCACCAGCACGCATTGCAGTTTCAATTGCAAAGAGGAAAGCAATAATAATTTGCTGAGTAGAATTTAACGGGACATTATTATCCCAATTTGCTGCAAGACATAATCTGTCAATTTCATCCTGAGCTATTCGCCTATCTCGGTGCTTAGATGGTGGTGGCAAAGTTAAGTCAGCCATAGGTGACTCTTTAATCCACTTCCATTCTTTCCGAGCGACAGTAAATAAAGAAGCTAAAATATTTGCTTCACGTCTAACAGTAGCACCCTGCACTTCTTTTAATCTAGAATCGCGCCATTGGACTAAATCATCAGTAGTAACCTTGGCTAATTGTTTTTGGCATAGTTTTTTATACTCACGTTTAAAGAAGGCCATTCGCTTAACTTCATTCTCATGAGTTTTCTTCTTTATACTAACTTCATTTAGATAGCGTTCAATTGCTTCTAAAAATGAATGGTCAGGAAGTTTTCCATGCGATTGTTCGCGTAACTGAGTCTCGCGTTTAGATGCCCAAGCCCTAGCTTGAGCTTTTGTATCAAAGGTTGAACTTTCGCGAATTCCGTTTACACTTATCTCGGCTCGCCATGTATTGTTGCGTTGTCTAAATGAAGCCAT